GTTCTGGAGAATGCCAAGAAAACCCAGCAACAAATCCAAACCCTGAATACACGTTACAGTGAATCACAGGCTCAGGTGACAAATTTGAGAAATAAATTTGCTAAGCACAATCTTGAGGGCATGGCTTTGGCAAAACCTGCTTTGTTGGAAGGCAAGATCAATAAAGCCTCCGCCAGAGTGTTGGAAAACCTGACTATAATAACGAATCCAGACCAATTTGATGAAGAATTTACTGATACTGCTGCTGCTACTGTTAATTAATGGTTGTACCTCTTTTTCCTTGTTTGGAGAAAAAAGAGCAAAATCTATGGCACCAGAAACAAAACCCGTGGAAGTGGTTACGGTTGCACGAACTGCACCGATATACCATCCTCCATTGCCCGAGCCGATTGAATCAGCGACAGTGGAGTGGCGAATATTATCCCCTGATATTATGCAGCAGTATCTTGAGAATTTGGAAGCGGGCGAAGAACCACGGATCGCGTACTACGGGCTGACTTCACAGGGTTATGAGAATCTTTCCATGACCATGGGCGAAGTTACCCGCTATTTGGAGCAGATACTGCATATTGTGGGCTATTATAAAGAATTGGATGACGAAGAAGAGGCGGCGAACTAAGTAACCCACTCCAAGCTTTAACTACTTTACTTTTAACAGAATTATTTTTAAAAGGATAGCGTTTAACATATACTTGCAAGATGGCGACAGAACAAGAAATCATGGATGAACTGTTGGCTTCCTATGGCGGCAGGGAAATGCGGGCATATACTCCTGGACCGTTTGAAAAGCAGGAACAGGCAATAGAGAGTTTCCTTTCAGGCATAGGGCAGTTTGCTGGTGAAAAAGAGATTCCCTTTCTCAAGGCATTAGCTGATCCCGCTTATGCCAGAAATGTTGCTGGTAATTTATCGTTCGGCACAGAGATGACTCCAGGCGTGGGGGATGTTCAAGCCATACGGGAAGGGGCATTCATGATGGGTGAAGATCAGCCTCTTATGGGATCAGCATTCATAGCGGGCAGCCTTTTTACAGGGATGTCTTCATCCCAACTTAAAAAAGCGCTTGAAAAGTTGAAAAAAGAATTAAACGAAAAGATCCCTGCGTTAAGAGCCAGAAGTCAGTCGAATTGGAAAAGTTATTTTGAAACAGGCAATAGGGCAGACGAATTTGATGCAGCAAGACTGGCAAGGCAAGCAGACCGCTCAGAAACAAGAATAAAACGAGAGATAGGTGAAGTTGAGGACAGATTAAAGCAACAGGAGTTTCATCTTGAGGTAGATAAAGGTAGAGAAAGTCTCACTGAGTTTTTTGAGGGTTTCGAAAAATTTAAAAAAGAAACTGGTCGAGATCTTTTAGGTCCAGAAGGAAGGAAGAAACTAGCAACAATTTCAGACCTAGATTTTGCAAGAATGGTTAAAAAGTATAAAGGAACAAAATACCAAGTTGAATATGGAAAGGGATCACCAGTTCCGCTTCATCGAGAGATAAAGGCAGCAACAGAAACCCCCGAACCCAAAGGCATTATTAATGCCACTCCAGAAACTAGAAAACTTTATGATGACCTTCAAAGGGGTTGGCTAAAAGATTTGACACCAGAACATCGACAGTTATCGAAAGAAATGTCTGAGCAATCAGCTGAATTTAATAAATTCCTTGATGAAGCGGAACTGGATGAAAGAAACCAACTTGTACAGCTGATGTTGGATATGAGGCGGGAAAAGCAAACAAAAGCATTAATGAAGGCATACCCTATGAAATCCTTTCCGAAGGGTGAAAGGGTTACATATAGACCTTCAGACGAGGCTATGCGAAATTTGATTGAGTCTGCAACGGGAGAAGCACCGCCAATAAAAAGGACTGTGGAAGAATTAATTGAACTTATTAAAAGCCTCTTTATGAAGCCTAAATGACCACTAACGCTGATAAGCTAAAAGCTTTGAAAAGTATCGATGTTTCTTATCTGACAAAGACGGAAGCCAAGGAATTTACCGTTCTTTTGGAAGAACTGGAGAAACGGGAATTTCAGGAAGAATCCACAAGCACTTTTATGAATTTTGTAAAAGCTATTTGGTCGGATTTTATTGAAGGCGATCACCACTATAAAATGGCAGAAGCTTTTGACAAAATAGCCGAGGGGAAATTAAAGCGTTTGATCATCAATATGCCCCCGAGACACACCAAAAGTGAATTTGCCTCCCATTTGTTCCCCGCGTACCTTTTGGGCAAAAATCCAAGGTTAAAGATCATAGAAGCAACGCATACGGCGGATCTTGCCATTAATTTTGGACGTAAGGTCAGAGATTTGATAGATCGGGACGATTATACTGAATTATTCCCTGATACTGCCTTGAAAGCGGACAGCCGTAGTGCAGGTAAGTGGTTGACCAACAAAGGTGGGGAATATTATGCGGCAGGTACAGGAGGTGCTTTGGCAGGTAGGGGTGCAGATTTGTTCATTATTGATGATCCCCATTCCGAGCAAGATGCCATGTCCGATAAAGCCATGGACGATGCTTACGAGTGGTTTATGACAGGTCCACGACAGAGGTTACAGCCTGGAGGTGCAATCGTCATTGTGATGACCCGTTGGTCTAAAAAAGACCTCACAGGGCGCTTGATCAAGCGAATGGCACAGGAAAAAGAGGCAGATCAGTGGGAATTGATCGAATTTCCAGCAGTTTTGCCGTCAGGTAACCCACTTTGGGGTAATTTTTGGAAACTAACGGAACTGGACAGCATAAAAGCGTCTGTCAGTCCTTCCAAATGGGCTTCTCAGTACATGCAAAGACCGACAGGGGAAGGAATTTCCATTATTCCTAAAGAATGGTTCCAAATTTGGGAGAAAGAAAAACCTCCAAAATGTGACTACATCATTCAAAGCTATGATACGGCATTTTTGAAAAGTGAACGAGCGGACTATACTGCAATAACCACGTGGGGGGTTTTTTATCCTGAAGGGAAAATCGGCGAGGAAATGTACACGGGCAACGATGCACACCTAATTTTGATTGATTGTATCAAAGAACGGTTTGATTTTCCTGAATTAAAAGCAGAAGCATTGCGTTTATACGAGTTTTGGAACCCCGATACGGTCATTATTGAAGCAAAAGCTTCAGGTTTGCCCCTAGTGCAAGAATTACGCAGGGTAGGCATTCCCGTAAACACTTTTTCTCCTGGAAAAGGGCAAGACAAGATAGCCAGACTGAATTCGGTGTCCCCTATTTTCCAGGATGGACGAATTTGGATCCCAGAAAACAGGTGGGGCGAGGAATTAATTGAAGAAATCAGTGATTTCCCCAATGGCGAAAACGATGATCTGGTTGATGCAACAACGTTGGCATTGGCACGGTTCAGGGAAGGGGGCTTTTTACAATTAACGAGTGATTATTTTGACACTGAAGAATATTATCCTAGAGAAATGGTTTATTATTAATTAAATAATAGTATGATTTACCGATATGGCAATTGAAAGACAACCTTTATCCAGCGTTCCCAACCCTCAGGAAATTGAAATAGAGATTATGGAACAGCCTGAAGAAGAAACCGAGCTTTTTATCCAGCCCGATGGTTCTGTTATCCGTGGCAGCGATATGCCCGACCAGACTTCGGCAAAATTTGGTGAAAACTTGGCAGAATCATTGGATGAGCGGGAATTACGCACCATAGCAACTGAATTAGTTGCTTCTTACGAGGATGATCTGGATTCTAGGGACGATTGGTTTAAAACCTATACCGATGGACTGGATTTATTGGGCTTAACTTCTGAATCTAGGTCACAACCCTTTATTGGTGCTTCAGGAGTACATCATCCAATACTCACAGAAGCGGTCACACAGTTTCAAGCGCAAGCTTACAAAGAATTATTGCCAACAGGCGGTCCAGTAGACACTGAAGTTTTGGGTATAAGCGATGATGCCAAGTCAGAAAAGGCAAATCGGGTAAAAAACTTCATGAATTACCAAATTACCTACAAAATGGAAGAATATGACCCAGAAATGGATCAATTATTGTTTTATTTGCCCTTATCAGGCTCCGCATTCAAAAAAGTTTTCTACGATCCTGGTGTTGGGCGGGCTGTTGCCCGTTTTATCAAGTCAGAAGACCTAGTTGTACCCTATTATGCGGTAGATTTACTGACTTCGCCTCGAATTACGCATGTAATTCATATGACAGAGAACGAATTACGCAAATTACAGCTTTCTGGCTTTTATAGAGACATTGAGATGAATCCTCCTGAAAGTAGTGCCGATATTACGGAGGTTGATGCCAAACTTGACGAACTTCAGGGGTTAACTCGAACAATTAACGATGAAGAGTACACCTTATTAGAGGTACACGTGGACTTGGACTTGGAAGGGTATCAGGATACAGGCGAAAATGGTGAAGAAACAGGGGTAGGGTTGCCTTATGTCGTAACAATTTGCAAAGATAACAATGAAATTCTGGCAATACGACCAAATTACGATTCAAAAGACCCAATGCGTAAGAAAAAAGAGTTTTTTACCCATTATAAGTTCCTTCCAGGACTGGGTTTTTACGGATTTGGGCTAATTCACATGATGGGAGGCTTAACCAAGTCAGTTACGGCGATTTTACGGCAATTAATTGATGCAGGAACGCTTGCCAACCTTCCAGCGGGCTTTAAATCCCGTGGATTGAATATTCAACGTCATGATGACCCCTTACAGCCTGGAGAATGGCGTGACGTAGATGCTCCAGGAGGAAAACTGCAAGATTCGTTCTTGCCATTGCCGTATAAGGAACCCAGCAATACTTTAATGGTACTATTAGGCTCTTTGGTTGATTCTGGTAAAAGATTTGCGGCTACTGTGGAAGATCCGACAGGAGATGGGAATTCTGAAGCTCCTGTGGGCACAACCGTGGCTTTATTGGAAAAAGGGCAAAAAGTTATGTCTGCGATCCATAAAAGGCTCCATTATGCCCAAAGAAACGAATTTAAGATTTTAAAACGCATTTTTGGCGAATTTTTGCCTCCTGAGTACCCATATCAGGTACAAGGGGCGTCTCAAAACGTATTTCAGCAAGATTTTGACAGTAGTGTTGATGTAATTCCTGTAAGTGACCCAAATATCTTTAGCATGACGCAAAGAATTACATTGGCGCAAACACAGCTGCAAATGGCGCAAGCAGCACCAGAATTGCATGATTTAAGAGAAGCGTACCGTAAAATGTATATTGCACTGAATGTAAAGGATATAGACGCTATATTGCCCCCTGAGGAAGAAATACCTCCTCGTGACCCAATTACGGAAGAACAGGCAGTTTTAACGGGAAATCCCATAAAAGCCTTTGAATTTCAAAACCATGAAGCATATATAGCGGCTCACAGCGCTTTTATGCAAAATCCCATGGTTCAACAGAATCCACAAGCATTACAAGCTATTGGAGCAAATATTCAGGAACACCAAGCGATGTTGTACAGAATTCAGATTGAACAGGTACTTGGTAAAACATTACCTCCATTGGATCAAGAATTACCGCCTGAGGTTATGAACGAAATAGCACTGATGGCGGCACAGGCAACACAACAGGTTACAGGACAAGCTCAAGCCTTGGCTGCTGCCATGGCAACTCCTGATCCTCAACGTCAAATGTTTGAAGAACAACTACAATTGGAAAGAGAACAATTGATGCAAAAAGAGCAAGAAGACGTGAGAGATAAACAGGTTGAAATGGATAAAGCACAATTAGATGCGCAAATTGAACGTGAAAAGATGCAAGCGGATCTAAGGGTAGAAGATACAAAAGCAGCAATAGATTTACAGGAATTGGAACAAAAATCAAAAGCTGATGCCGAAAAGAATTATACTGAGTTAGTTAAAACCGTTCGAGAGAGCAGAAAATTAAATGGAGAATAATGA